AATTTTGGCTGGATTCTAGTGACCGGCTGATGTATGAGGGCAAAGCGCCCGAACTGTCTGCCACCCGTGCAGCTCGTATGCCTGCTTTCTTTGAACATGCAAATCAGAACCTCCCACAGTACGCTTAACCTGGGGTTAACTGTGGAGAATTTGTTGGCAGAACTTGAAGACAAGTTTCCTGCTGACCAACCAACCCCAGACACACAAATCACCCACATCATGTACCGTGCTGGACAACGCAGCATTGTCGAATTTATTAAATCACGATTAGAGGAGTCTTAATTATGTGTGGAGGTGGAAGGCGAGCGCACCACCGTCAGCAAGAAGAGATGCGACGCCAAACTGCGTTGCGTAATGCACGTGAAGATGCAATGCGCCGAGCACGTGAAGAAGCTGAACGGCAAGCACGAGAGATTCGTGAAGCCAACGAGCGGGCAATGGCTGCTATGGAAGCCATGATCCCCAAAGCACCTGAAACTCCTGTCCGTACTGCAGCCTCCACGACTGTTGGTGAAGCAACGGCACAAGAGAAGAAAGGTATGGGCGGGGAACTTGCTGGTGGTATCAAGCTCCGCAAACCCAAGACAACTAAAAAGCGTGGGCGTTCTAGCCTGCTGATTGGACTGAGCCCTGGTATTCAGGGTGCTGGTAAAGGACCTAACATTGTTTAATTAACATGACTGCACGTAAAAGGTACGATGCTTTAACTAGCAGCCGTTCCGAGTTTCTCAACACTGCAGTTCAGTGCTCTAAGCTTACCCTTCCCTATCTGATTCGTGAGGATACGGGCCGAACCACACACGAAAAACTGTTTACTCCGTGGCAGTCGGTGGGATCCAAAGCGGTTACCACGCTCAGCTCTAAGCTGATGCTGGCTCTGCTCCCTCCGCAGACCACGTTTTTCAAACTACAACTTCGTGACGACAAACTCGGCACCGACCTTCCTCAAGAGATCAAATCAGAACTTGACCTGAGCTTTGCAAAGATCGAACGGATGGTGATGGAATCCATCGCTGCATCCAGTGATCGTGTCACCGTTCACCAGGCAATCAAACACCTGGTGGTCGGTGGTAACGCACTGCTTTACATGTCGAAGGAAGGCATTAAGCATTACCCACTGAACCGTTTTGTTGTAGATCGTGACGGAAACGGTAACGTTATTGAAATCGTTACTAAAGAACTGATCAACAAAAAACTGTTGCCCCCTGCCATGATGCAGCAGCTGGGGTCTAAACTGAATCACGTCTCACAAGAGACTGGACCAATCAACGCAGAAGACGTCGAAGTATTTACTCACGTCCGACGCGACAACAATCGCATGGTCTGGCACCAAGAGGTGTTCGACAACATCATCCCTGGTACTCAGGGCAAGGCACCTGTAGACGCTAACCCTTGGCTGGTTCTCCGCTTCAATTCTGTTGATGGTGAGAACTATGGTCGTGGTCGTGTTGAAGAGTTCCTTGGTGACTTGCGTTCTCTTGAAGCACTCAGCCAAGCTCTGACTGAAGGTTCAGCAGCAGCTGCCAAAGTTGTGTTTCTTGTCAGCCCTTCGTCTACCACCAAGCCGCAAACTATTGCACAGGCTGGTAACGGAGCTATTGTACAAGGCAGACCTGATGACGTTGGTGTCATTCAAGTCGGTAAGACGACTGACTTTGCAACCGCTGCTCAACAGATGCAGATCCTTGAGCGTCGCATTGCCGAAGGCTTCATGCAACTTAACGTTCGACAATCTGAACGTACGACTGCAGAAGAAGTACGCCTAACACAACTGGAACTTGAACAACAACTTGGTGGTCTTTTCAGTCTGCTGACTGTAGAGTTCCTTGTGCCGTACCTGAACCGTAAACTTATGGTTCTGCAACGTACTGGTGAAGTACCCAAGATCCCCAAGAACCTTGTCAATCCTACGATTGTTGCAGGTATCAACGCACTAGGCCGCGGCCAAGACCGTGAGTCTTTGACGTCATTCATCATGACCATTGCTCAAACCATTGGTCCTGAGGCAATGATGCAATACATCAATGCTGAAGAAGCTATCAAACGCTTGGCAGCTGCACAAGGTATTGATGTTCTTAACCTTATCAAGGGTATGGAGCAACGTCAGGAAGAGCAAGACGCAGCTGCCGCTGAGCAGCATGACCTTGCCATGACGCAACAGATGGGTCAGATGCTCAAGTCTCCCATTGTTGACCCAAGCAAAAACCCCAACGCTCCTGAGGTAATCAACAACGCAATGGGTGAAGAACTCGTTCCACCTATTGAAAATCAACAACCACCACAATAATGGCTGAAATTCTTACATACGATCCTAGTAACGATCCCACCGCGATTGCAGAAGCCGAAGCACGTGATGCTGAATCCTTGGCTGTAGGTCAAGAACTAGAAGATGCGCACAGTGACCTGCTGGCTGGTAAATACAGGAACGCAGAAGAACTTGAAAAGGCATACCTTGAACTCCAAAAGACCCTTGGCAATCGTGACGGGGGTGAAGAAGAGGAAGGGTTTGTCGATGAAGTAGAGGAAGAAGTAGAAGAAACTGGTAACGAAGCTGTTGAGTTTTTTCAAGCTCTGAACGAAGAGTATGATCTCAACGGTGGCTTGTCAGAAGAATCTATTGAAGCCTTGAAAGGTATGTCTTCTGAAGACCTTGTAGATGCATACTTTCAAATGAATGAAAGGCTAGGTCAAGCGCCTGCCGGTGTAGAACTGAGCGATTCTGACGTTAGTGCCATCCAACAAAGTGTGGGTGGTGCCGATAACTATGCTGCTTTGACTGAATGGGCAGCTGAGAACTTCGACGCTGATGAGATTGCTGCCTTTGATGGCGTGGTCGAATCGGGTAACGTCGGTGCTATCAACCTTGCACTGCAAGCTCTTTATTATCGTTATGTAGATGCTGTTGGCAGCGAAGGTCAACTGATTCAAGGCAAGGCTGCTGCTCCCATTAATGGGTTCCGCAGTCAAGCTGAGGTGGTGGCTGCTATGCAAGATCCTCGGTATGACCGTGATCCTGCCTACCGCGCAGACGTCATGCGCAAGCTTGAAAACTCTGACATTGATTTTTAAAATGGCATGTGGTAAAAAGCACTCCGGCAAAGGCGGAGGCAAAAAGAAGTAATGGCTAAGCCTGGCCTCTACGCAAACATTCACGCCAAACGCGCTCGTATCGCTGCTGGCAGTAAAGAAAAAATGAGAAGCCCTGGGGATCCTGGAGCACCCACGGCTGCTAACTTCCGACGCTCCGCTAAAACTGCTAAACGTAATCTCAAAATCAAAAAAGCTTAACAATGAAATTCCTTGCTATCCTCCCTGCAACCCTGATCGCCGCTGCCCCTGCACTGGCTGGTCCCTTCGTTAATGTCGAAGCGAACAGTTCCTTTAGTGGCTCCGATTATTCTGGCACTTCCACTGACTTTCACGTTGGTGTTGATGGTAGTGCTGGTGTTGCTAGCTGGTCTATGCAGGCTGGCCCTACTGTTGTGTCTCCCGATGGCGGCGCAGCTGAAACCATTCTGACCGGCAAAGTCGGCGGCTCCGTTGCTGCTAGCGAGAACCTTTCTGTTTATGGTGAGATCTCTGCTGCTTTTGATTCCGTCAATAGCTACGGCACCAAAGCAGGTGTGAAGTACAGCTTCTAACCTACCGTGTGGTGGGAGGGAGGCACAACGTACTTATCTAATCTAATGACTGCAACTATTGCTTTACGCAGGGAGTCATCTTGGGAACAGTTTTGTTCTTGGGTGACCTCTACTAACAACCGTCTTTATGTGGGTTGGTTCGGGGTCTTGATGATTCCGTGCCTACTTGCCGCCGCTATTTGTTTTATGGTTGCCTTTGTGGCAGCCCCACCTGTTGACATTGATGGAATCCGAGAACCCGTCGCAGGATCACTTCTTTATGGAAACAACATCATCTCAGGAGCAGTTGTCCCAAGCAGCAACGCCATCGGTCTACATTTCTACCCCATCTGGGAAGCAGCAAGTCTTGATGAATGGCTGTACAACGGAGGACCTTTCCAACTTGTCGTCTTTCACTTTCTTATTGGTGTCTATGCTTACATGGGACGAGAATGGGAACTTAGTTATCGACTGGGAATGAGGCCCTGGATCTTTGTTGCGTACTCTGCTCCGGTCGCTGCGGCAACTGCTGTCTTCCTGGTGTATCCTTTTGGGCAAGGTTCTTTTTCAGATGCGATGCCTCTGGGGATATCCGGGACGTT